ATAGGGGCGTATACAAGCGAATGGGCCTATCTCCGAAGATCTTAGCAAAAGACATAGATGCTGAAATAAATACTACTATTGACCAGNTACTTTCAGAGTTACCAAAAGATGCAAGCCCATCTTCTANGCGTTTGGCTGAAGATCTGGTTGACTATAAGATAGCTATAAAGTCTGGCCGAAATCCTCGCAATTTAAACTCTGTCATNGGCGCANTTGCTACAAAGATGATGCAGAATAGCGGTGTAACCCAAGGCCCAGTGAATACTGGNGGCCCTAACGTCAATAATGCTGCACCAAGGCCACTAACTCCGCGACAAGAGGGCATAGCCAGCAACAGGCAGCTTAACCAAGAGCTTGTGGATGCAGTAAATGCCAGCAAAGTAGCACCTGAGAGCAAGGCTAAGATATTATTGGCACTTAGTGAGTTAGCTAAAGACTTAGGGTCTAATCCCGTAGCTAAAGCGACAGATATTATTGCTAAAGCTGATGTTTCAAAGCCACTCGCTCGAAAGTACCTCAAGCCGTACTTTGACAGGGTAGTAGCCCAGCAAGCAGAGAGAAAAGCAAAAGCTAAAAAGAAAGCTCCAAAGAAATAGGAAGGAAATCTAATGCCATACGGTACTAAAAAAGGACGCCCACCTAAAAAGTAATGCAAAACTAAAAAAGTAAGGAAGCAAATCGTGAATACAACAGCATTTGACCTAGTGTCTGTTCTCAGGAAAATCGAGGTAGTCAAAGGGCTATCTTGGCTTTCCAGTGAAGAGAAAAGCAAGATCTTCAAGGATATGGTTCTGGCACTGCCACCTCAGTTATTCTGTCGTACTTGTGAGCCAACTCTGGAAATAGTCATCAAGCATTTAGGATTAAACAATGGGCGCACCGAAGAACCCGCGAAAGAAAGCTCCAAAAAAGGAGCTACAGCATCCACTAAAAGCTCGAAAAGGGACGGAAAACTACTTTTCAAAGCTGATGCAAACGGAAGAGGGAAGAGCACTGAGAAAGCAGTGGTCAAGTAGACCAAAGAAGAACGCAGGCCGACCCAAGGGTACGCCTGATGGCTTCACGCTCGAAACAATCACGCCCATTAGAAAACAGGCAAAAGCAGATGCTGAAAGGATCGTTAAGAAAATGGCAGAAGAGAACGGAATTGATGACGTTTACGCCATCGAGGCATTAGAAACCGCAGTTCAGATAATGCGGGAGCCATCCCAAAGCAGGGACAAACTAACAGCCGCTAGAATGGTCTTAGATTTCACAAAGACTAAACCAGTTGCTAAAAGTGAAGTAACCATCGGTAAAGCCGAGGCATTCTTGGAGTCGCTTTTAGTAGCCGACACCGAGGAAGAGCAACCCGATGATGACACCGAAACTGGCGACAGTACGCCGTAAGCTATACGACAACTTTGACTTCTATAGTAAGTCAGCCCTTAAGATCAGGACCAAAGACGGCGATATACGCCCACTGAACTTAAACCCAGCCCAGCGCATCTTACATAAAGCAGTAGAAAACCAGATGGCATCCGAGGGTAAAGTTCGGGTGATTATCTTGAAAGCGAGACAGCAAGGTCTATCAACTCATGTTGGTGGCTACTTGTACTTTAATGTTAGCCAGAAGAAAGCTTGTAAAGCCTTGGTGGTTACTCACCACAGCGACAGCACAAGAGCGCTCTTCGACATGACAAAGCGCTACCACGATAATTGCCCAGAGCTACTAAAGCCACATACAAAGTACAGTTCACGCCGAGAGCTTACGTTTGACGTTCTCGATAGCTCTTACGTGGTTGCTACGGCTGGCGGTGAGAGCCTTGGTCGAGGAGAGACACTGACGCACGTACACGCCTCTGAGCTTGCTTTTTGGCAGAAGTCTACAGCCCTAGAGAACTGGAATGGCATGACGCAGGCTGTACCTAACAAGAAGGGTACGGCTGTGTTTGTCGAAAGCACCGCCAATGGCGTGAGTGGCATCTTTTATGACCTATGGAAAGGTGCTGTTGATGGCACTAATGGATACGTCCCTGTGTTCATACCTTGGTTCTTAGACAAAGATTATCGTGAGGATGTACCTAAGAGCTTCGAGATAACTCCGGCTGAACAAGAGATTGCCGACAAGTATAACTTGGACAACGCGCAACTTATGTTTCGTAGGAAAAAGATAGCACAGAACGGCATAGATCTATTTCAACAGGAGTACCCAGCGGAGCCTAATGAGGCATTTCTGACAACTGGGCGTCCTGTGTTTAACCCAGAGGTTTTACATAAAGACCTGGATAAAGCTAAAGACATAAAGCAGCGGCTTGCCCTTGAAGGGGATGAGTGGCTGGAGAATATGCGCGGCGAACTGATGCTATACCGCACCATAGATGACGGTGAGCAATATACTATCGGCGCTGATGTTGCCATGGGAGTTCGAGGCGGCGACTACAGCGTAGCGCAAGTTCTTGACAGTAAGAAACGACAGGTTGCGACTTATCGCGCTCAAGTTCACCCCGATTACTTTGCTGAAGTCCTCTATAAGTTAGGCAAGTTCTTCAACTTCGCCTTCATCATTGTAGAGAACAACAGTCACGGTATTTTAACCTGTACCCGCCTTGGTAAAGACATGGCGTATCCGAATTTCTACACAGAAGTCCAGATAGACAAGTTGACTGAGAGAGAAACCCTAAAGCTGGGCTTCACGACAACCTCTAAGACAAAACCTCTGATAATTGACGAACTCAGGGCCTGTGTCCGAGAGGGCACGATAGAACTTAACGATAAGCTCACGATCCGAGAAATGCTGACATACATCGTCACCCAAAGTGGTGGAATGGAAGCTGAAGCCGGATGCTTCGATGACTGTGTAATGAGCTTGGCCCTAGCAAATCATATCCATGAAGGTGCTTGGGAGCCAATAAAGGCAGTCGATGAATTTTATATTGAGATGGTTTAGATATGCAATCAAAAGAAGAATACAAAGCACTTGATGACGATAAGATAGTCTCTATCGTAGATACTCAACTCAGGCGCTCTATTGGTTACTACGATAGTGAACTATCCAAGGAACGCCGTAGAGTAATGAAGTATTACTCTGGTGAGCTTCCGCGCCCAGCGCATGACGGTAACAGCAAATACGTTAGTCAAGATGTCTATGACGCGGTAGAGAGCATGAAAGCCGCACTGCTTGAGACTTTTAGCACAGGCAACAAGGTTATGCGTTTCACTCCTCAGAACATGGATGACGTAGACACTGCCGAGGTATGCACTGAGTACACTGATTTCGTTCTGCACCGCCAAAACAACCTGTTTGAAACCATGCAAACGGTTATCCACGATGGCCTCATAGCGCGTGCGGGTATCTGCAAAGTCTACTGGTGTATGCAAGATGAAACCAGCCTCGAATACGTTGAGAACCTCACCGAAGATGAGCTTGATGTACGTCTGGCAGAAGAAAACATTGAGATAGAGAGCATCGAACAGGATGAGATGGGTATGTTCACTGGGGAGCTTAAAGTCACCCGTGATACCTCTCAGGTCAAGATCGAGGCACTAGCTCCCGAAGAGTTCCTAATTTCACCTCAAGCTAAATCATTAGATACTGTGAACTTCTGTGCACACCGCACTAAGAAGTCTATCTCTGAACTTATTGAAATGGGGTACGAAGAGGACGTTTTAGCTAAAATTGGTGATAACGAAGACACTGATTTCGATGGCGACCCAGAGATACTAACGCGCTTTGAGGACATCGGTTCTGACAGTGCTTTTAACTCACAGGGATACCAAAAGCAGACACGCCAAGTAACCGTAATCGAGGCATACATAGAGCTTGATGTAGACGGCACTGGCATGACTGAACTCTATAAAGTAGTCAAATGCTCCAATGTTTTACTAGAGAAAGAGGTAGTAGCTCGGCGTCCATTTATAGCCTTTGTTCCACTACCTATTCCTCACGCTTTTCACGGCAACAACTTCGCTGAGAAATTGCTAGGAATACAGAATGCTCGGACAGTTCTCACACGGTCTATCTTAGATCATGCGATGGTCACGAATAACCCACGCTACACCGTAGTAAAGGGTGGCTTGACTAATCCAAGAGAGCTTATCGACAACCGCGTTGGCGGCATCGTCAATGTGACGCGCCCAGACGCTATTAACCCTATGCCTCAAGCATCTCTGAACCCTTATGTGTTTCAGACAATACAGATGCTGGATGAGGATAAAGAGGACACCAGTGGTGTCTCTCGCCTATCTCAAGGTCTAAATAAAGACGCAATAAGCAAACAGAACTCAGCGGCTATGGTTGAGCAGTTGGCAACAATGAGCCAGCAACGCCAAAAGATCATAGCGCGAAACTTTGCAAATAACTTCTTAAAGCCCCTTTTCTCACAAGTGTACCAGTTGGTCGTAGAGAACGAGAGCGAAGAGAAGATTGTAGAGCTTGCCGGACGTTACGTTGAAGTCAAACCAGCACAATGGGCAGACAAGCGTGACGTTCAAGTTGAGTTCCATTTGGGATACGGTGATCAGCAAGAGATGGTCAGTAAGTACCTTATGTTCCACTCTATGCTTTCGGCAGACCCTACGCTCGGCGAAATGTACTCGCCAGCGAACAGGTACAAGATGCTTTCTGTGGTGCTTGATAAGTCAGGCATAAAGAATGTTGCAGACTTCCTTACGGACCCTGCCAGCATCCCACCAAAAGAGCCAGATCCAGCACAACAGATGCAGATGCAGATGGCTCAGAAACAGTTGGAACTTCAAGAGCGACAGACTTCTGTTGCTGAGATGAAGGCCCAATTCGATGCCCAAATGGGCAAGATGAAGCATGAGCTTGACCAGATGAAGGCCAAGCAAGACTTCGCACTTAAGTCGGACAAGATGGATCTCCAAGAGAGCCAGCAAGATCATAAAGAATTCGTCAATCTCGAAGAGTTAGATATTGCACGCAATGCTGATGATGTCCGAGCAATCGCAAGCCCTAACGGGTAAGCACAGCAAGGAAGAGCAATAAGTATGGAAGACCAAGAAGAGCAACTTGTCGATCTTGGGGATAGTGCAGAGGTCTTACTACAGACCCCTGCGTTTATCCAGGTGATTGACCAATGCGTAGAGGCTTCATTTGCAACATTCTGCAACACCGAAGCCATCAAAGTGGACCAGCGTGAGCTTGCCCACCGCCACTATCTCGCAATCAAGGATGTGGTGAATACATTAAAACAGCGTGTTCAAGTGCGTGACAGCATCATTGAACATCGTAACGGCGACAACAGCCAAGAGGAAATCGCACCATGAACGACAACGTGCAAAATGATAACTCTGGGCCGCAGAACCTCGACAGAGATGAAGCGGCCGAAGCAATCCTAGCCAGTTGGTCAGACGGTGAAGACCTATCTGATCTGGAGGAGGATGATGCAACACCCGAAGGCCAAGACGAGACTACGGCTGAAGAGGGTGAAACTGAAGATGAAGATGTTACTACGGATGACGAAAGTTCCGAAGACCCTGATGAGGATAATGAAACCGAAGACGAAACCGATGATGACGAAGAGGAAGAGGAAGAGGGCGATGAGCCTTCCGTTGCTTCTGACGAAAACATTGTCGAACTATCAGTCAACGGCGAAACCAAACAGGTATCTGTAAAGGACTTAAAGCGACTGTATGGACAAGAGGCGTCTTTAACGAAAAAGTCTCAAGATCTTGCCGCCCAGCGGAAAGTCACCGATGAAAACCTGACTAAAACTCAGGCTAGTTATCAGAAACTAATGGAACGAGCCGAGGCTAGGTATAAACCCTACGCTGAGATCGATATGTTAGTGGCTTCCAGACAGATGGAGCCAGACACATTTGCACAGTTACGACAGGATGCAAAACAGGCAGAAGATGACCTTCGCTTTCTCCGAGAGGAGAGTGGGCAGATGGTTACTGACCTTCAAGAACAGCAAGCGCAAGCAACCAAACAAGCCGCCGCCGAGTGCGTAAAGGTTTTAGAGGAAAGCTTGCCAGATTGGGGCAACGAACTCTACTCAGAGATCCGCGACTACGCTGTTAAAGCTGGACTGCCTAAAGCTCAAGTCGATCAATATACTGATGCAAGTGTAATCATGTTGATTAACAAAGCCCGACTTTATGACCAATCGAAACAGACAGCCGAAAGCAAGAAAGCCAAGGCCAAAGTTACGAAGTCTAAAAGTGGCAAGACGAAAGTCTTATCTTCCAAGAAGGCACCACCTTCTAAGGCTCAACTACAAGCAGGCCGCCGTTCTGCGGCGCACCAGAAGCTTATAGATAATCCTAGAGATGGTGGTTCTACTGATGACATCGCTGATGCCTTAATGGCGCGATGGGCTGACTGATCTATTAACTTTAGTTTATCATCAGAACTCCTTGAAAGGGAACAATATGACTACCTACGTCACCTATTCACAGGTCGGCCGCGCTGAAGATGTGTCAGATATTATATCTAACATTAGCCCGTTTTCGACCCCAATGCAGGCCATGCTTAAAACAGAGAAAGTTTCTGCACGAACCTTTTCCTGGCTTGAGGATTCCTTGGCTGCAATTTCGGTAAATGCGGCTGTCGAGGGAGCCGATGCCTCTATGGCAACTCTCGGTAATGCTACCGAGCGCACGGGGAC